TCTCCTAGAGCAGCGGTAAGGCCTGAAATCTTAGACTGGGCAATTTCTGCTGATGCATTAATATCCCCATCAACAATTGTTCCGTCTGCAATCTTTGCTGATGTAATTGCTCCATCTGCGATAGAGAATGTATTACCAGTTAATGTAAGTGCGCTACCTGCTAGGAATGTTCCAGCGCCTGAGAACTGAACAAATTCTATAGCATCAGTTCCAATAGTTGCAGGAGTATTAATTTGTACAAATCCACTATTAGCCTGAGTGGTACCTTGGTCTACGAATACGAAGTCACCAGAATCAACTTCTGATGCTGTATCAAAATCTGCAGCACGAGTTGGTGCTCCACTTGGCTGAACAATGTAAATACCATTTTGAGATGCTGTATTTTGATTCTTTACAAGAATTCTGTCGTTATGTGCAAGAGTTACTCCATCAAGAGTATCGCCTGCCTCAACTTGACTGTTAAGGTTTACATTTTCAGTTGTTGCTGCTTTTACAGATGGATGAACATGAAGCCCTTCTACTGCAGAATCTACATATGCCTTAGTTGCTGCATGAAGAGATTCTGTTGGTGCACCTGATAGTGTAATTGCCCCTGTCATTGTTCCGCCAGTTTTAGACAACTTATCGTCTAACTGAGTCTGAATTGCAGAAGTTACGCCGTTTACATAGCCAAGTTCAGTTGCTGAAACATCTCCAACTGATGTTGTTGAAGGAAGTACAACTGTTCCCGTAAATGTAGGGTCAGCTTTTGGCGCCTTTAGGTCAAGCGCCGTTTGAGTAGCAGTTGATACTGGCTTGTCTGCATCTGCTGTGTTATCTACACTGCCAAGTCCTACGTGAGACTTAGTTACGCCTGATACTGTTCCAGTAAATGTTGGTGAAGCAAGTGGGGCTTTATCATTAAGCTGGGTTTGAATTGCAGAGGTGACCCCATCAACATAATTAAGTTCTGTTGTAGAAAGTGTTGCGCCAGCAAGAATATTAAGCTCTGCCGTGCTTGAAGTAACTCCATCTAAAATATTTAGCTCTGCGGTGCTTGAGGTAATTCCGTCTAAAACATTTAGCTCTGTAGCTGTAGATGTAACAGCTACATTCTCATTAATTTTAGGTGAAGTTAAAGTCTTATTTGTAAGAGTTTGAGTTCCAGTTGTTGTTACAAGGAGGCTAGTGTCTGCTATTCCATGCACATTTATTGTATCTGCTTCGTGTGTACCAATTGATGTAGAGACTGCATTAGCGGCCGCATTATCTGCATATGTCTTTGTAGCAAGTTCTGCAGTGTCCGCAATTCCGTGAACAGAAGTCGTATCTGAGTTATGCGTGCTGATAGCAGTGTCCGCATATGACTTTGTAGCAAGGTCTGCAGTGTCCGCAATTCCATGCACAGAAGTTGTGTCTGAGCTATGTGTGCTTACGGCAGTGTCTGCATAGGTCATTGTAGCAAGGACTGAGGTATCACCAATCCCGTGTACTGAGGTTGTATCTGCGCTATGCGTTCCTAGTTCATTTGTTACATATTCCTGTGTAGCAATTGTTCCTGTTGAATTTGGAAGAGTTAGGGTTCTATCTTCTGTAGGGTCTGTTGCTACTAATGTTGTTTCAAAAGCATTTGCTGTTGCGCCTTCAAATACCAGGCTGACACCAGTGTCTAAAGACACTGTGCCAGTAAAAGTTGGGTTAGCAAGTGGTGCCTTTAAACCAAGAGCAGTCTGTTGCGCTGTAGATACTGGCTTGTTTTCATCTGAGGTGTTATCTACATTTCCTAAACCAACCATAGACTTTGTAATACCATTAACAGTGCCAGTAAAAGTTGGGTTAGCACTTGTGGCGTATAGGCTTGCTGCAGCTGCTGGAGTTAAATTAATATAAGGTAGAGAAGCCCAAACTGTAAGTCCGTCTCCAACTTTAAGTTTCTTAGTGTCAGTCTCTACACCAACTTCACCTTCAAGAAGAGTTGGGTTTGAGGCGGTCCACTCAGCCGCAGTTCCCCTGCGTAGTAGAATATTAACTGCCATTACGAAACTCCTCCATCATAAGAACCTGTAAACGTAGAGGATGTGTACCCACCCTCTACAGCTGGCGTTCCACCGTAGAAAGACGCTGGTGTCCCACCATCTACTTGAAGTTGAGATGACCCACCAGTACCAACAATGTCAATCCAAAGTGTTCCATCATATATTCTTAGCTTTAATGTAGTTGTATCAAAGTACAAGTCACCTGCACGTTGGCCAACAGGCTCGCTGCCTTTAGCCAGTACGTTTAAAGGTACTAGTGCCTTTGTACTCATTTATATTACCCGATTACAACTACTCTGTAGGCATCAGCTGTTGGTGCAGATGCAAATCCAAGTGTTACGGTGGATGTTGTTGCTCGCACGTTATCTACAATAACTTCTTCTCCAGTAGCCACTTCATACACTTGAACGTGAACATCTAGTGTTCCTAGGTTGTGGGTTACTGTGTATGAGGTAGCTGAGGTAGAAAGTGTTGTTGAGTACTTTCTAGCTACTACTGTCGCATCAACAGAGATGGTGTTGGTTCCAACGACGATACCGTTACCAGCACCAATTGCAAAGCCGTTAGCATCTGTAGCAGCACCTGAGTTGGTAGCCAGCTTGATAGAGCCACCACCAGCAGCGGTTTGCAAACCACCTGTGGAAAGTGGGGCAAATGTGAAGTTAGTACCTGTAAGAAGAACACCGTTAGAAGCTGTATAAGTTCCAGCACCTGAGAACTGTGCAAAAGTAAGAGCAGTAGTTCCTAGTGTAATAGGGTTGTCAGTTGTTAATACCCATCCGCTATTTCCGTTTACAGTTCCTTGTTCTACAAATGTAAACATTCCCGAAGTAACATCTGCGCCAGAGTTTGCATCTAAAGCACGGTCTGGGGCTCCAGAGGCCTTAACTACGTAGATACCGTTTTCAGAACCATCTGCTTGATGCTTAACAAGAACGCGGTCACCAGTAGCAAGAGTTACTCCATCAAGAGTATCTCCATTTTCAAGGTCTGTAGCTAAAGTTACTGCGGCAGTAGTTGCTGCACGAACAGAGGCTTTGACATCAAGGCCTTGTGCAACAGAGTCTACGTAGTTCTTAGTTGCAGCATCTTGTGCGCTTACTGGGTCTGCTACGTTTGTGATTAGCTGGCTGTTCATTGAGAACGAAGCATTTGGAGCTGTTAAATCTGTGACTCTGTTAGTTGTAAGAATTACAGTACCCGATAAGTCAGGGAGAGTAATTGTGCGGTCAACTGTTGGGTTAGTTACAGTAAGAGTTGTCTCGTTAGTGTCATCTACAGAGCCTTCAAATACTATTGAGCTGTCTGTGAGAGCTAGCCCAGACACAAGTGGAGAAGTGATGGTTTTGTTTGTAAGAGTATCTGTTGTGTCTTGACCTACAAGGGTTGTAGTTAGGTCAGGAAGAGTAACTGTACGGTCTGCGGTTGGGTCGCCAGAGGTGAGAGTGAGTTCAAATGAGTTGGCAGTTGCTCCCTCAAATACAAGATTGACACCAGTATCAAGGGTTACTGTGCCTGTGAAAGTCGGGTTAGCTGACGGAGATTTAGTATCAATCTGAGTCTGGATAGATGAGGTTACACCATCTACATAGTTAAGCTCTGTAGTGGTAAGCGTTGCGCCATCAAGAATGTTGATTTCTGCGGCATCTGCGGTTACGCCGTTAAGTCCAACAGCTTCCCAGATAGTGCCGTTATAAACACGCATTTCATTAGAAGCGGTGTTGTAGTAAACCTGGCCTGTTACAGGACTTGCTGGGTCTGTTGCTAGATTTTGAATACGAGCATTTTGAAGCTCGTTCTTCGTCAAATCAAGTGACGTTAAAAATTTACGTGCCATTTATCTTTTCTCCTTAGGAAAGGTACGCTCTGCCGCTGAATGCCCCGGTGAAAGTTATCGTAAGGGACATGGTGCTCGTGTAGGCTATTTCACCTTCAACGATTGACCCGCCCGAGTCCTGAACAGTTACGTTTGGATACCAACCAAGGTTGTGAGTTATAACCCACACAGCCGAAGATGTTCCCTGAGTATGATGATACGCCACCGAGGGTTGATTTATGCCCCCAACTGTAATTTGGTTTAAGGTGACCGCAGGCGATGCTGGTGGGGTTACCTGAACAACTATTGGGCTGTTTACTGGAATAAGTCCGCTCATATTAAGCCAATGTCACTTGTTGAGTTACAAATACTTGCCCGCGAATATAGGTCTGTTCGAAGGTTGCATCTGTTGTACTTGTGGCCTGAAGGTCCCAGAAGGCTCGTGCTGGTAAATACTTAGTAGCCGACGGAGGCATCGTCAAACGAATACGGCCGTTAGCCGCGTCAACTTTATCAATTGTAAATGTGGCATAAAGTGCAGGAGCATTTGGATAGGTTCTAACTTGAGCCTTAAAAGTAAGAGCTGTAACATCAAATGGGAAATCAAATTCGCCAGACCATGAGTCGCCTTGATAAAGAGCAATGTCGTAAACACCCGCGTAAGTAGGCATTGGCTTACGGCCCTTTAGGTCGTTTTGAATAAAGACGCGCTCTGGTCTACGGGAGTCATCAATCTCTTGAGCCAAGTACATAGGTACGAGCTTGTTAGTAAGGCGAGAAACACGGCGAAGTGTTCCCATCTCAATACGCCAAATTCCAATGTTAAGCGCAGAAGAAAGCTGCTTGTATTGGTCAGTTCTAGATTGAATCATCTGAGTAAGCTGGCGGTATCTATCGGAGCGAGGAATCATAACCCCATCAGGTGAAGATATATTAATATCAAAAGCAGAGTCTGTAGCAAGAGCCCATAGAGCTTCAATTGTTGACAGAATTGCTAATGGGTACTCTTCAACTGGTGGAATCATGGCAATTGTCATCTGGCTTCCGTAGCCATCTGTTCTTTCAAAAGTGTGCTGTTCAACCGCAGTATTAACAAAGCGGGTTATATCTGTGTCTGTAAAGTATCGGTAATGAGTTCCGACTACTGAGATTGCAGCGTTATTGGCTGGGGCAGTTACAAATGTAACAATGCCTAAATCTTGTTGAACCGTGTATCCGGCTGGGGTAGCTACTGGGCTACCAGCTACTGTAACTAAAAGAGTTGTGTTTTCAACAGGCTTCTTTTTTAAGTCAAAAACTTTAGTAGTTCCGTCGCCTGTTGCGGTGTAGGTAAACTGAGTTGGCATGTCGCCTAGCTCGAGCCTTACTCTAGACACTAGGTCTGCTAATACAGCCACTAACCACTCCTAACGTAACTAATCTAATGGTAGCGGTTACGGCCAAAAAAACTTGATAAACGAAACAGCGGGGGGAAGACCGCTGCTTCGTTAATCAATTAAATATTGGCTGCTAAGTAGCCTTTTTCTTTTAAGTGTTCAGCTACTGAACGTGTAACTTCGTACTTTTGACCTGGCTTAAAGTTAAAGTTGTTTCCAGCTCCAAGGGTCATGTTTTCAATATTTTCTACAACACGAATAATTACTGTGTCATCTTGCTTACCTACCCGGTCTACTGTGTCAACAATAACTGTTTGACGGTCAGGCTTGGTAGCGTCAATAACTTGTGTTTCTGCTTGAATAGCAGCAGTTGCTGTTGCTAGTGACATTTCTTCAGCTCTCTTAGCTGTTTCATCTGAGAACTGGTCTGCTAGCTCATCACGGCTACGGCCTGTGACGTCTGTTGGTGATTTCTTTGTTGCCATTTGTATCCTCCGGGTTAGTGAATGAGTTTGTGTTGGGCGGGGAGTTTCAAGGCTCCCCGCCCAACATTTAAGCTATTAAATTGTGATTAGTTGGTTTCTGCAATAACTACAGCCTGGTCAGTGATTAGACCAAGTCCGAAGATTGAGTACCAAGCAAGTGCGTGCTCACGACCGAAGTCTAGAATACCGCCATCGCGGAGTTCTACTGGAAGTGAGATTGCGTGACCGAATGCGTTATCTCCGATGAAGATAGATGCATAACGGTCTGAACCACCGTTACCTGTCTTTGTAGCAGGTGTGATGTATCCACCACCAGCAGTAACTGTTGGGTTAGCAACTGTTGTGTCTGTTGTGTATGAAGCACCAGCACCACCAGCAACCTTTAGGACCTGTGTGGTTTCGATGAATACGCAGTCGTACAAACGACCAATTTCACCGAGCATGAAGTTACCAGGTGCTGCGTACTTGGTTACTTCGATGAATTCTGGATTGTCACGTAGCTTACGTGACTGGTGTGGGTGAACGAAAGCAACATATGTCTCACCAAGGCGAGGAATGTTCTTTGTTGCTAGGCTCTCTACTGCATCCTTCACAGTGTGAGGTGTCATGTAGTAAGTGCCTGTCATAGCAGCACGGTTTGCTGCGGTTGTTCCGTCAGCGTACCAAGCATTAACTGCTGTCTGGCCTGAGCGGTCTTCACCGTAGATTACTGATGTTGCTGCATAGAGTGTGTCGCGTGACAACTGGTCAAGATAGATTGCCATGTTACGACCAAGAAGACGTGAGGCTGAAGCCATTACGTCATCGAATGAAGCGTTCAATAGAAGCTCAGATACAGCAAGAGCATAACCATGCTCAGTTACTGTGATTGAGAACTGTTGCGCTGTAAGAGCGTTTGTCTGCATACGTACACCTTCGACAAGTGCTGAAGCAAAGCCGAGGTTGTTGTAACGCATGAAGTTGATTTGAAGACCAGGTGCAACACCTAGTTCAGTCTTCTTTACTGCAAACTGCTCAAAGCGAAGAATAGGCATTGCCTGGAACAAGATTTCCTTGGACCAAATTGTCTGAATCGCTTGAGTTAGCTGTGTATTTGTACCTGAGTACGCTGTAGGTGCTGCGGCAAGATTGCCGGTACCCGTAATGCTTGATGCCATTTAAATTGACTCCTTGTCAACGGTATTGGATTTTTGGGTCATCCGAACAGTCCCTTTGTTTTCCCCTGAGCACTAGGGCTCAAGAGTCGGCCACGATATTTAGCGTATTCATCCATTGACATTGACGCAATATCTTGCGCCGTTAAGTTTTTTTGCTCCGAATTGGTATCCAAGGGTCCAGCTCCAGGAGGCAAGGTTGCCCTTGTTCCTGTCATCTCTCGACGTGCATTCTGCATTGCAGATTGCGCCGACTCGAGAATTCTAGTTGAGCGCTCTTTCAAGCTCTCTATGCTTGCATCGACTTCTTCCTTAGTGTTTCCACTAATCAAGTCAACAAGCTCTGGCATGATGTTATCACGCTCAGCTTCGAGCTTCTGTGCTCGGTAGTTCTGAAGTTCTGCGTATGTGCGTTCACGTTCTAGAAGTGCAAAAGCGGTTTCACGTTCTTGACGTTCATGCTCTAGCTGTTCTTGCCATTCTTTTTCTTTCTTAGCAAGGAGGTCACGAACTTCTAGTTCAGACTCT